ACTGGTCCTGCTAATACTCCTGAAGCAACTGTTTGAGTTTCATCAAGTGTTGTTGCATGTGTTACAACATAACCTGTGGCTGTCATAGATGGTGACATTGATCTCGATGCTGGTAGTGTACAGAAAACATTTTTAGTACCTGCAGAAAAGTTTACTGCACTATCAGAATTCGATGATGAGATAATTGTTGTTCTTGATAAAGTATCAGGTGAAGCATCGGTTACTGTACCAATACCTACCTCAAACTCACCAGCTGAATTTAATTCAATTGCATAGTAAGTTGTATTACCAGTTCCAATTCCTGAAACAAAACTTTCATAACCAGTTTCTGCACCAGCTAAACTAAAAGTTCCTGTTCCAGTAGTTGTACTTGTTTCTTTAACTCTATCGTTAACTATTAAAGCCATTACTACTCCAAAATTTTATTACGCGTCGCCAAGTCTAATGATTGCACTAGATGAGTTAGCAGTTGGAAACTGAACAACGAAATCACCGTTAGTTGCAGTTTTTGTTCCGCCAAAGTCTAAAACTAGTACAGCTTCATTACTTGTACCCTTATAAATCAGTGCTCCTACTGCTGATAACGTTACAGATGAAAAAGTTAAATCTGCAAAGTCAACATATCCAACATTACTTGCAACTGCTACACCATTATTAGTTAAAGTATTTCCACCTGCTGTATAACTTGTACCAGATGAAGAAACTTCATTACTAGTTGTATAAGCTGTAGTTGAAGTACTGAAACCAGAGATGTTGGTGTATAACGCAAGTTTGAAAGTTGATCCACCAGATGAATCAAAATCAAACGTACCACCAAGTAGGTCTGTTTTAAAAGAGTCAGGTACTATATTAGCCATATTTTTTTCTCCTAATTGTTATGGTGATGGCGACTTAATCTGAGAACGAATAGCGCCATCTTGCCATTCGTCTCTACGTCTTCTACCTTCTTGTTCGATAGAGTACGATTTTGCAGCCCTTTGATATGACTGTTCATAGTATTGTAACAGATCCGCTGGACCTTTCAAGTATCCATATGCTTCTACCAGACATGCATACAAAAGTAAATCCTGATATTTATTAGATGTGTAAGTTCCTGAAGTACTCACAGATGAGTCTGTAATACTTGTAGGTTGTTTGATATATGCCAAAGTAATCTCAAAAGTAGCGTTTGGAGTAGGTGCCACCACCCAAAAACTAGCATCCCAATTAGCATAATATTTAGGTAATCCACTGGCTGTACTAGGTGTATTGTAGTATTCTGTCATAAAACTAGTATCTCTTTTTTCTAAAAAAATCTGATTACCAGATCCATCTTTTAATTGAACGTATCTTATGGCCCTAAGATCAGAGGGAATTGTAACATATCTATTTCCTGATTGTAGATTTGATGTAGCATAAAATCTATTATCATCAGCATCTACTTCTCTATAAATTCTATTTTCAGCGTTTTTAATTATTGTATTTAAAACACCTGTCGACAATACAGCGCTATCTACTTCTGTATAGTTTCTAATATCGTCCTGTAAGTTTGTAAGTGTATATGCCATTATGGTGATAGTGTAACCGGACCAGCCGATATACTTCCTCCTCCTATTTTTGCAGTTGCAGTTGCTGTGCCTGAAGCTGTAAATGTATAGTTATTAGCATTTGTAACTGTAATTGTAAATCCCGAAGCGTTATTAATATCTGCAGAAGTTATACCTGCACCAGGTTCACTATCTCTAAATCTTACTACATCACCTGTAGTTCTCCCATGATTATCTTCAAACACTGTAATGGTTGTAGACCCGTCTGTAACAGACAATGGGTTTAAAGTTAAAATTCTTGCAACAGCAGGTTCTGTTCTTGCCGGTCTTGCATTTAATAAACCTTGTGGATCTGCCGCATGAGGTTTTGGTTCTAGTTGAGGGTGTTTAGGTTCAAACTCTGAAGTATGTACTCTTGCACCATTCCATTCTATTACCATTTCAGAATATGGAAAAGCTAATCCTGATCTATCTGATATAAATTGTGCATATTTACCTGAAGAAAGACTAGACATTAAGACTCCGGATAATAAACTTTAGGACTGATAAAAGTACTTGATGATGAGCCGTCCTCTTGTAAAGCTCTTTGTAATTCATCTTCATACAACATTTTTAACATTTGAACTCTGTCTGGCGCATTTTTAATAGCAAGATAATAAGCTAAACCTGCAGTCATACATGGTACAAATCTGTAAGGTACATCTGCATCATTAGTATAATCACCTGCATCTTGAATTCTTTTTACATAATAATAATTTAAAAATTTACCTGCCTCACTAGACCCAGGTGTTAAATATAAAGTAACTGTAATTTTATCTATAAACCTTTGAACAAAATATTGTGATGGTGTTCCGGTAGATGTTTTATTTGAAAACGCTTGATACTGTGATCGACTAACTTTTGTAAGAGGTGTATCTACATTAGAATTTCTGTATGAAGCTTCTAGTATATCATCAACACCATAAACAGCTGTAGCACTTGAAGTACCGTCTGCTGTTGATCTAAACATTGTGTATGTTGCTTGATCTGCAACTAATGTAATATTATTGTTTGCAACTTCCCAATAATGTAAACCTCTATTGGCCCATTCTTGAAATAAAATATTAAGAGATCTTCTTGCAGATTTTAATTGATAGCCAGAAACACCTTGTATACCTAATCTTTCATAGGACTCTTCAACAATGTCTGAAATAGAAAAACCTTTTTCAAAGGTAGTTGTACCCGAAGTAGTGTTGGCCATTTACTCTCCTATTTATCTAAAATAATAGTTGCCGTTGCATTTGAAATTGCTGAAATAGTCATTCCGCCTTCAAATAAAATTCCGTCTTCTGCTAGATTATAAGAAAATACATCACCTGCTGGTACATCTACTTGAAACTGTGTTACTGAGTTTCCATCTTGTAATGTAACTGAACCTGCAGAACCTGTTGATGCTAAAATAATTCCTCTTAATCTTGTTCTTCCTGCAAAGACTGATGTAGCGTCTGTTTTTCTAACTGCTTTTACGTCTGATTTCATTATCCTGTGTATCCTATTGTTACAGAGTCTGTAGTAGTTAAATCTAAATAGACTCCATTTTTAAATCTTATACCAGAACCAGGTATCATTATATCTAATCCTTCATCACTAAATTTAGCTTGAAACTCTAAAGAACCTGTTCCGTCTGTTCCGTCATGTAGTTTTACTAAACAATTAGTTCCACCATGAGCTTGAATATAAGTAACTCTACATGGTCCTAAATTTACACTTCCACCAGTGATAGTTTTAAATCTACCATCTGCCGTTAGTGTTGTAAACTTTTGATCGCTTATAAATGATCCGCCGCCTGCCATAATTATTCTCCGTTAAATTGATGTGGGGCCGAAGCCCCACACTAATTATTTATTATGCTTCTTTAGCAAAAGTTCCTCTGACTTGAGTAACTTGCCATGCAGTAGTTCCATCTAATGATGCAATTACAACATAGTCACCTTGTCTTGAAGTAGCTTTTGTATTGATCAAGTCTTTGTCATCTGTTGATGAACCAGCATAAGTGATTCCATCAGATGCATTAGGACTGATCGTCATTGTGTTTTGTCCATCAGGCGCATTGTTTGCGAACTTGAATGAGTATCCAACTGCAATTGCAGGTAAAGTGAATACCACACCATCTGTTTCAGAAACAAAAGTTTTTCCTGAATCAGCGTTAGTCACAGTGTAACTTGAAGCTTTAGTTTCAATGTTAACACCTTCTTTACCTTGAAGTACTGGACCTGAAAATGTAGTTTTTGCCATAATTATATCCTCCTAGTTTACAGATCATAGTCTCTAGGCCGTCGACTATACGCGTCTATGATCTTTTAATAATTGTATAGTAGGTTTTTTATATACTAGATTTGAGTAGAGCGCAAGAGAGCCTACGGTATTTGTGCATTTCAGCGATGTAGCTTTTGACTAAGTAGCTACAGAAACTTGTGGAGTAACACCTTCTACAGTGTTTTGCTTGTGAGCAATAGCTGCTTCTTCCAGCTTAATATCAGTGATGATCTGCTTAACTTTGTCATCAATTCTGACCATTTCAAGAGTATATCTACCGTTAGATAGATGCTCCTGTTCCCACTTCAACTCCAAGGACCTTTTTGCTTTGTATAGGTCTTGTATCATTACTAACTTCCTCATAAGTTATTCGATAAGGTCTGTCCGAAAACATTCCCGATGATTCCCAACTTATACTCTTTTCTCCCAGTTTGTCAACTATTGATTGTTCTAGTGAAACAGGATCATCATTAGAATCTACTTCAAATTTAGCGTGATGATCGTATGCGTATATGTTTACAAGGAATTTTTTCATGGTTTTGTCTTTCTATATAGTGATTGTGGCGGAACTATGTCCCGCCACAAAATCATTGATTAAGCACCTGGTGATGCAAAAATACCTCTAGGGTCTGATACGCCAAATACGTATCTTTCTCTAGCTTTGTATCTTACGTTTCCAGTATCGAAATCGCCTTCCATTTTAGTAGTCAATGGA